TGACTTTGCAGTCTCTTATTAAACTGTTCGTTCCTCTGTGCAAGAGATTGTTGCTCCAGACCAAGTTTTGCCTGATCCAACTGTGTATCGTTCTGTTCTGCCTGAGCCCTAAGCTCCAATTCCTTCTCCTTGAGTTGTACAAGAGGATCTGGGCCCTGACCTGATACCTGTTGGCTCATCTGCTTCACTTGTTGCATACCTTGCGCTATCATCTGGGCCTTCAACATTTCTACCTGCATAGGGTCCTGTACCCCCTGCTGTTGAGCCATAGCCATTGACTGCTCTTCAGCCTGTATCTTTACATGCTCCATAATGTGCTTTTGTAGCGACATTGCTACGGGGGGCATCTGCATAGCCATTGGCGTAGAACCAAAAACCATATGTGCCATAATATGGCTCTGATGATCCTGTCCCTGAAATGCCTTCAATTCTGCCATATCAAGAGCGTTAATGTTTTCCTGTGCGGGATCTAACGGCTTATCTTCCGTCTGTGGAACCTGCTTTAACAGCCTATCCACATCCTTTACACCGAGTGCCTCATACATATCGTGGTACACTTCGTACATATTATGCAGTTCTGGGGCCGCTCCCGCCAACTGTAGCTTGGTTTGTGCCAGTGCAATACGCTGTGCCTGACTAAATACATTCGGGTTGGATACGGGTATTACGTCCACCCTATCGTCAAAATCCTCTGTTTTTACCGCAGAATCCACGCCTTCTATGGAATATGGGTATATTCCGGGTAAACTTTCGCTCATTACTTTCGCCAAAAGCTTAAATTCCAGCCTCATAGCGTAATGTAGACGCTTATGCACCGCAGACATGACCCGTGAGCCCTGTTCCAAGAGCGCAATAGTTGTTCCTACCGCCGCTTGCTGATTACCATCGCCCACTTTCATGTCTGTAATGGTCGCGAACCTCTGTCCTGCCTCCACTACGAAGCCCAGTAGCTGAAATAGCGTCTGATCTGGACCTTTAAACGGCAGCGGCATAAGGCTGTCACGAATAGCCCCTCCGGGAGCGTCCACATCGCGGAACTCACCGGGCTGAAGCGGGTCATCGTCGTCTCGGATACGCAATCCGCGGGCCTTGAAGCCCGCTGGGAGATTGGATAACGTTCCTGCGTCAATTAACTGCCTCAGTGCCGCCGTGGCGGTTCGTGACAACCCGCCAATCGTATGAATCAGACCTAAACCATAAAATCCAAAGCCCGGAAGGAATTTATAATGCACAAAATATTGTATTTTACGCATATGATCGTCATCTTCTTTGTAATTTCTGCGAATAGATAGGATTTGTCCGTTATCTTGCGATATCGTAACGACATACGGGATTTTTATGCCCGTTGGTTCGCCTTCTTCGTCTTTATCTTCGTACCCTTCGAGGTCTAAATCAACGTGACACTCCAAAAGTGTGCAATCGTAGTCGATTTGGGACGCACTTACGCCGTCAATTCGTTCCAATTCGCTTGAAATGGAGTCCGAATCACCCTGAGCGGGTATAACAGGCATGTCAATATAAAACCCTGCTACCTGTTTTTTGCGTAAATCGTTCAAAGACATGCGAATCACCTGAGTGATGTTCGGACAAGTCTCCAAATCGGACGTTTCGTAAGGTACAACAAGGTTTTCAGCGGGTACAAACTTACTTACCGCCCGACATAGCGTCTCATCGTAATAAACCTTCTTAAATGTTGAACCCGCAAGAGGTAAATAGAACAGCATCTGGTCGAGTTCGGGGGTATATTCCTCCATTACGCATGTCATATAATAATTCATAAACTGACTGACACGCTGTGCTTGTGCTGTCTTGTCTGGGGTTTCTGATCCGAGGACCACGGCCCGTATAGGACCGCCCGCGGGCAACAGTTCGTTAAACGCCTGTGCCTGAAACTGTGTGGCCGCTTCTGCCAAGATGGGGTGTGTTACACCGCTTGCACCTCGGAAAGGTTCCGAGCGCTCACTATAATTAAAACCCAGTAATTCAAGGCCATTGGCGTAGGCATCTTCCCATTCCTGACGACTTGCCTTGTTCGCATCAAACTCCGACAAAAGTTCCGAGGCTATTCGCCCAAGTTCCCTGTCTGGCATTTCTTCCGCCAAGTTGGCATAGAAGTCCTCATTCATGCCCCGTTGGTCTTGTGGATCGAAGTCCACCTCAACGCCACCGTCTTCCTCCATCGTTATTTCGATTTCAGGCGTTTCCATGCCCTCGGTAATCGGAATGATGTCCGCGTCCATCGAGCCGGGGATCTCAAGTTCTATCTCAGCCTTTAAATCTTCTTCATCCAGTTGTGACGGTACACGGTCCACTAAGCCCGCATTGGGTATTCTTTCTTCTGCCATAAGGATCTCCTTTGACGATTAACCTACCATAGGTCGTTGGGGTTTTGCAATGAATTGCTGAAAAGTGTCTATGCCTTGTGGTCCGCGGAACATGTTCTTTGCTATGTGTTCCAGTCCTACTAGGCCCCCCTCAGCAAATACGGGTATGCCTTTTTCTAAAGCTTCTATCAATTTAGGTGTAATTCTAATATTTGTTGCATCTGAAAAAATTTGATCCCCCTTATGTCGTGGTTGACCCCCCTTTATATAATTAGGAATATCGTCATATACAGAGTCATCTGCCTTTATAATGGCGTCTTCATCAAATTTTCTCACAATTTTTTTAAGCGTATTTGGTAAAATTGCTTCATAAAAGTTTTGAAGACCTTTATCACTTCTAGCAAAATAATTCTGGCTAAAGTCTCCTGATGTTCCCGTAGGAAAAGAAACGTACTCATACCCCTCATCAACAGCCCTATTTAGTATTCTTCTTAAAGAGACCGCTAACCAGTTTCTATCATAATTTTGATCCGTTACAAAAGGGGCTTGCTCTATTTTATTGCCAAGAGGATCTGCAATTTCTTCCGCCTTTCTAAAAAGAACAAAGGGCATACTTGAAACTTCTCTTGGTCCCATGTGAATTGGAGGATTATAAGGTTTTCCATCTAAGAAAACTTTTTCTTCCATTATTTTTTTCATAAAATTATACTGAATGTCAGCAATTTCAAGTCTTGAAGGATCAAGATTAGAAGCTTCTTTTCCTACGGACTCTTTAATTGCAGTGCCTCGCGCCGTTCCATCTAAAGTGTTATAAAAATCAAAGAAAGGAACCTGTTTACCATCTTGCAACACAGTAAATTTACTAATTTCAGACACATAATCATCATGGGCCCCTTTTAAGTTTTTAAGTAAATTTTGTCTTTGGTCTTCTGTAAGTTTAAAACCTAATTTCCTACCCTTTTGTGCCCAATCCGATTGTACTTCTTCTATAAAAAGAGACCTCTCGCCATTTGGAAGTTCTATGTCGTTTGTTCGATAATGGGAAAAAGCGTTTTCCTTATAATGACCTTTAAATTTTGGAAGAGGTTCGTTTGATAGTTTACTTCCCCCTTCTGTTGGAAGAGTTAAAACAAATTCTCTATAATTGTTGTTAGGCATAAGCGTATATTCAGAAAACTCTACAACCGATCCAAGTTGAGTGCCTCCAACAAAATCTCTAGCTTGTATTTCCGCTTCCTCAAGATCTGATATCAGATTATCATTTAAAGCCCTTACTCCCGGCATTGCTGATCTAAGACCAACAACATTACCTTCACGCAACTCGTCTATTCTTGCAACATCCGCAAGAGCTTCCTGTCTATTTCGATATATATTATATCCATAACCCTCGCTTCCTTTAATTACCACACCACTTAGTGCATCCTCATAAATCTGCACAGGATTTTCATAGTAGTCACTAAGCATTTTTTTTATAGCTGTATCGTAATCATAGGTAGAAATAGGCGACTCGTCTTTTATCTTAGCAAACCTGTCCAAAACGCCTTCTCCAAAGTATTGGTCAAAACTTACAGTATTGGTTAGCCTTCCATCTTTGATGGCCTGTTTAACAGCCTTGTCTGCTTCTATATGATTGAATGACCCTGACTTTGCAAAGCCTATAAGGGCCCTTTCGGAAGAGGTTTTATGTATGCTCTCACGAAAATCCGTGTAATCACCTGATGGTTTAGATTTAACTACTTCCTCAATTCTTGTGTTCTTTAAATTTTCGCTGGCTTTTTCTATAAGCTCCTCTTTGACTACTTTGTCATCCTTTAATAGAGAGCCCAAACCAGAATACTTTAGCTCCTCGTCTTTGACCCCTGCTTTCTTTAAAAGAGATAAAAATTCCTCTCCAGTGCCCGTATCTTTTTTAATGTTTCCCAAGCTTCTTAATGCTTTTGAATAAAAACCTAACGGATCTATGTCAGAGACAATGGGTTTTGTTGGAGTTACAATCTCACCCTTAGAAAGAGGTTCTCCCCCACCTGAACCACTATCAGGTGGGCTCAAGGTCCGTGTTCCCTCTTTTAAAGTTCGATAAGAAAGACCGGGAATAAGCATAGCAAGTCCCGAACCTGTAGTATCCAGCGCATCCTGAAAAGTAGAACTATCCAACTGCCCCTCTTTAAGTTTTTCCCCTAGCTGACCTCCGTAAGTAAAGTAATCCCTTACGTCTGCCGCGTCAGATAGTTCAGGCACAAGCCTCATTATTCCCGATGCCGCATTATAGCCATGAGGCCCCAGAAAATAACGGGCCTTTTCATCAATAAACTCTTCAGCTTGTTGTTTTCCAGAACGTATGGCGTCTAGTATACTCACAACTTAGTACATACCTTTATAGTACGAAGAAGGAACCGCACCGCCATCTTTGCCAGCCCAGTCCGCTCCTTGAGACTTTATCCACTCTCTTTCTTCCTGTAACGTCTTCGCACGGTCCATGCGCTCTATCATCTCTTCACGGTCTTTCTGCTTTTTATCCCAGTAATCCCTGTTGTGTTCGACAACGCCTTTGCCACCTGTTACAGTCTTAACAAGCCAATTCTCCCAACTATTGGTTTTTTTTCTGGAAAACTTCTTGGGTCCCGCTTTCTTACCAGCCATTATATCCTCCTGTTAATAATACGCTCGCATTCTAACAGAACTTTCGCCATCTTCCAAGTCATCTGTTGGCAACGTCACAAAATTACCCTGACGATACCTCATTAACGCCTGTGTCATACTATCCACCAAGTCGTCATACTCGCCATTTGGAAACGCCGCTACCTCCTCTATCAACTCGTCCGCAAACGTCTCGTCGGGGGCCCAAACCATTCCCGCCTCAAA